GTACGTTCCTGAAAAGAGTTCGGCCGACTGACCGAGCCTTTCAGCGTTCATCCTACTCCTGTGTAAGAATTAAACACAGACCCGACCAACCCATTCTTGAAACGCAAGATGTTGTACACCTTGGCATACACGTCGAGCGTACCGGTCGTCGTCGTGTTGACCCGGAGCACCTTGCTCGCCAGTCTTGAAAAGTTGACCGGTGAACCGAACGAGTGGATGAACATGTTCCGGGTCGGAAAATTGAGCTTGGTCTCCCAAGGCTCGATAAACTGGTAGAGCGTCGAATCGTAATCGAGCAGCTGTTCGTTGTTAAAGTACAAGGCGACCGATGAAAGGTTCGAGTACGTGTACGTGTTTTGGTTCGCCGACGTCATGAGCGTCAGGGTGAGTTCCTTGACCGGTCCGTCGAAACGAAGCGGAATGTACGTTTCTGGGAGGGATATCGGAACACTCATACGCTGGAGCGTCTCGATGACATAGTCCTGGGTCGTCTTTTTGAACCACGCCACCTCGTCTTTCATGAGATGGGCGTAATCGACGAGAACCGACGCCTTGAGGTTTGGCGAAATGACCGAAGGGTCAAACTGAATCATGTTTCCGTTCAATGAATTGAAATAGCGGTCGGAACGATAGAGGTACAGGTAGCGCAAACCTTGTACCATTAGCCATCCCGATTGACCGATAGGATCGAGGCCGACGAGATCCGGACCGAGCGACGTTCTGAAGCGATCGCTGAGACCGATATTGTCCGAAGTGATCTGGCGCGTCATGGTGCCGTTCGGTGTGTAGACCAAAAGGCCTTGGATACGACCGCCTGACCGGTCGCCGACCGAATCGGTCGATCTGTAAAAAGGAAGTTGTGAATCGGCTGACACTATCGCAGACAAGTAGCCAAAGTACACGTAGACATTCGAACTTTCGGCCGACAGGCCGATAGGAAACTCGTCTCGATCACCCTTGATATCCGAGGCCCACAGAGCTGTTCCGTCTCCGGAGTACTTGACGAGCAAAGTGTCGTAAAAGTACCGGCCGTAGTACGGACTCGGGGTGTTTGTAAAGGAACGGAACGTCGCCCCATTGCTGTGCCGGACCGTAAAGTTGTTCGAGGAGTACGGGCATGTCACATAGATGTTTCCGGAGTTGAACGCGACGATCGGATTCAAACTGACGTTCGTCGTCGCGTACTGATCCGTGCCGTACATTGTCGCGTTCCAGTTGGAGGTCATGGTTGCGAGCGAGACGTTTGAGAGAATGGTTCCTACACCGCCCGTGTAGGTCGAAACTATATAAGCATAGGCACCCGACGAGTCGAGCACACATCCAGATGGATTGTACTTTAGATTTGCAGGCGCGCTCGTCAGTTTCAGGCTTCCTGTAACCGTACCGGACGACGAGTACTTTACGGCGAAGACGTCAAATGCATTGGAATTTCCGATGGGCAACGTTCCATAGAGCGTCCCGTCGCCGTTATAGATTGAAATTTGGGTATTTCTGTAATAACCCGTCACGACAACGCCGTTTGTACTCGAGTATGCTATCGTCGCACCGGAACATGTCGGGCTGACGTTCGAGGCCCATTGGTACACACCGGACGAATTGAGTTTGGCGACGACGCAATCACCTCTTGCGTCGTCGCTTCCGCTAACGATAAATGACTTGAATACCGTCGTGGTTCCGGCACTGTAAAGATTACAGTACGTCGCTCCACTGATATTCTGGCCGCCTGGGCCGTTCATCGACCCGACCATGTAAACGTCACCGGTCGAGTCGTCGATCGCAACGTCGTTGAAAGATGATACACGGCCGGTTCTTCCTCCATCTTGCTGAATCGTACCCGTCTGGACGACCCACTGGAAGAACCCCGTCGGGCTGATCTTTGCCAGGACGCCTTCACCGAATGAGTTTACAGGTCCGTACACCGGTGTGAAAGTCGTGTCGTCTGTATTGGTATACGTCCGGTTTGCCCATTCGGCCCGGGCGACGAAATAGACGTTCCCGGCGGCGTCGACCCGAACGCGCTGCCAGGGGATGGAACCCGACCCATTACAGCGCACGACCCATTGACAAAGTCCGGTGCTCTTGGCGTACTTGGCGATGTAGCTCTGACCCCTGCCCGCTGCAAGATCGATACCGGTCAAGGTTCTGTACGTCGTCCCGTCCAGATTTTTAATGACGTGTGTTTCTTCGTAGACCCATGCCATCAAGTAGATGTTGTTCGCGTCGGTCGCAACCTGACCCGGATATTGGCCATAGCCTCTTGTGGACGACCAGTTCTTGGCGATCCATCCAAAGGACGAGCCCTGGAAGGGCAAAGTCGTGTCGTACGCGAGGATGTGCGGCCCGTCTCCGGACGACCCACCGACGTAGTACACGTAACGTCCGTCGAATCCACTGACGTTTGCGTAAAGACTGTTTCCCCAGGAAAGATTCTGAGCTATCGTTTGCCATGATATGGATGTGCGCGAATAGAACACCTGCCAATTGGCCGGGTTTGAAAGATCAGAGCCGACCCGGAAACGCGTAAAATTGTAATCAACAGGTCTATTCCCTGGAACATACATACTGAAATAGCCGTACTGACCGTCGAAGATGATAGTGCCGGACAACTGCGGCGTCGGACTGATTGCGGTCCAATTGTACAGACTGTAGCCGTTTGCGTTCAAAAAGTTGAGCGAATCAATTTGGAGGATATAATTTCCGTAACGCTTGTACAGATACCGGCCGTCGTTCTGCATGTTGAGCGATTCATTGAGAGTGTAGTCGTTCCAGCCGTACGAATTCGGAACGAGTACGTAATTTGTGATTCGATTGACGTCCCAGTAATGCGTGTAGGCTGCCGGTGAATTCACATCCATGGTCGTGTCGTACCGGATAAATATGCGATTTATACCAAAGTACCTGACGGAAGTTTCACTTCCATAATATGGATCCGGTGTAAAGTTCGTCGTCGTCGTGAAGGTCGACGTGACGCGACAATTCGACCCGGACACGACGACGGTCGGCACCGTGTTTGCCGTGATGTTCGTGTCGCGCGCCCGAACCCAATTGACCCATTCGAGGAGCGCTGCCGCGCTCGGTGACGTTACACCGATAAAGAGATGCGTGAGCACGAGACTCGGAGACGTGTACGACGAGGAGTACCACGCGATCGGGGTTCCGGTTGTTGCCAGGTAATTGTAGTTAAGCGAGGCTTCGATATAAAGATATTTTCCGCACGTGACGCCATATGTACCAGTGGTTTTCCAATTGGTACTTCCGTCGCTGTTACTTGGTTTATTATAGGCGGCCAATGGATTGCCGTATTGTCCACCGTCCCAAAGTATATACGATCCGAATATATAGTTGTTAATGTTGTTGTAATAGTCGCTGATCGAAATTCTTCGCACGTAAAGAGGATTGGTGATATCGTAGACATTTGAATTGAGAACATTGCCTACGTAGGCCGTGTCCGACATCACGTTCGAGGTTCCGAGCACCGTGAACGAGTTCAAACTGTTCAACTGTTTCGTGATATCCAAATTGTATCGAGTATTTGTATAACTGTTTCGGAAACCCATCGTGTTGTTGTACACGGTCAGATCGTTTGTATTCCAGTTTGCAATGCCGAAAAGGGAACGAAAGTCCACTTGGGTGTACGAGTTCGCAGCAAAGATACTCCCGGCGCCCTGTGAAACCGTCGCGATGTTCGAGGTGGGCGCAAAATCGAGGCGTACTTGGACGGGCTGTTTCTCCATGGCACAGACCGGAATCTGATCGACGCCAAACTCGAGGTCCGTGTAGCACACCCGCGGAATGAGTTGTTGGCTCGTGTCATTCTTGCCGTCCACGACCGTCAAACCGGATTGATTCCCGTACCGGACATCCGTGTCATTCTTGAGATCGATGGACCGGCCGGTAATTTCACTCTGCGTCTGACCTCCGAGGACCAATTGGGCTCGGTCGATACACCGTGTTCCGACGCCGTCGTAGTATGCCGAGCTCGTCGGCGGCACAAGCCCTTGGACCCATCCCGACTGAAAAAACGTGAAATCGGACGTCCGGGACCCGGTGACGACGTACCCGTAGTAGCCACGCAGCCGAACGTCCGGGAGCCGGGGGTTCATCCCATAAAATACAGCGGCATCCTGACTTGCAAAGTAGAGCGTCGTAGTTCCAGTGAACACGAACGCATTGGCCGTTCCGACCGACAGCAGAAACGTCGCCGGATACAAGTTGTTCGCCCAGACAAAGAGATTGTTCGTTCCGTAATACACGTTCGTCGGTACGGGCTGTATGGCTGGTGTGAACGTTCCGTTTATCAAAAGGTACACGGTCGGCTGTACTGGGATATCAACCGGCCAGACCGGCCAACAATACGTCTGCGTCAAAGTTGTATAGAGGGCGGCGTGCGTCGTTTTCAGTTTGATGCTCGTAATGACGTCGCCGCGCACCGGAATGGTCGAAATACTGCTTTTGCCATAGGCCACCGGCGTATCGAAAGGCACTTCGATCGTTTCGGTCACGAATGGGGTGTGGTGTCTGTACAGAGCACTGAAGTATGTCATCGAAGGAGTGCCTGTGAGCCAGGCGTCTTCTTCGCCGACAGCATACAAGAGTATGTTTGCTGCGGACATCTATTACTAGGCCGCGAAAAGAAAGTGGGCTAAGAGACGAGCGTCGCAAAACCGTTGCCGAACGTCAGTTTCTTGTACCCGTAATAGTACAGGTTTATCGAAAAATTGGATGCAATGTCCGGTGCGTAATCCTTGAGAAACTTGATCGACAAAGTACTCGTCGCGCTGTTTATTTTTTTAAAGTCGATAAAACCACCCTGGTTAAATTCTTTCGGCGAAAACCCAAAGACGTAGCTGTTGAGTCGTTTGGTCGGAACCGACAAGCCATGCTCCATTGGTTGCTTGTAGGTGAAATACGTCCCGGTGGCGAAGGTCCCGAGGATATCCTGACCGTTCAGAAACAGACTGCAGTATTCAATCGGATCAAGATAACTCGACGTCGAGCCGTCAAAGAGCGTCAAAGGGACACCGGCGACGTAGTACTGGTTCGTGTACCCGTAGTAGTATCTCGAACCGTAGTACGTCGAGGTTGCCGACTTTTCATAGACGGAGCGCCGGATAAAAAAGGCGAGCATGATGACCGAATAGTTTGCCGTCAGGTTAAAAGTCGCGACGCCATCCTTGAACGTCTGGGCCGAGTTGTTTTCGACGTGGTTCACGATGAGATCGAATGGCTGGTACGTGTAGTACAAGCGTTCTTCGTTTGAGAGCATGATTTCTTCGGTGATGAGTCGCGGATTGATAAACTCGATCGCCGGTACGTAGTTTGTGAACCACGTCTGTGGTCGAAACGTGAAACGGACGAGAACCTTCTGGTTCCATACGCTACACAACGGGAAGCCCGGAACTTCGATGCGTTGAGGTGTTTTCGTCTCGTAACTGTGCCGGCGCGTAAAGAAAAAGTCGAGCGGGATCATGAGATCGAGCGGCTGAGTCGCCGGCGTGTCGTTTCCTTCGATCGCTCCGCCGTTGATCGCTTTGTACATGGCGAGTTTCTCATCGGCGTCCAGAAACAGCTGATCGTGTATGATGTACCAGTCGTCTGTAATCTTTTCGATGACTTGGTTGTCGACGATGAATTCCACCTTTTCGAAAATGGCTCGACCGATCGGATTCGTCCACGAAGCATCCATGAGCGGCGGAAGGGTCAGGGCCAGATACATGTTCGTGAGAAGGTCGCCGTGTTCGTTCGGTCGGAGTTCGACCGTCACCGTCTGGCCGATATAGTTTGGGCCAATGAGCGGCGTGACGCTGTGATACTGGGCAAACCTCGTGTGCTGCCGGATCGATGGTAGAAACGAACAGACGTTCGAAAAGAGGTATTCATCCTGGGGAGCAAATGCCGAAAGGGCTATGAGTGCCCCCGTTCCGGCGCCGCGATCCTTGAGCGTCGTGTATTCGTTCAGACCCTCACGAGTTTCGACGTTCGAACCGAGGTCACGCAACGGCGCCTCGTCACCGACAATCTTGGACGCGTCAAAAAGTCGCGGATCATAAAGACCGAACGTCGTCGTCGCGTTCGCAGTGTTGCTCGTCAGGGTCGGCGGCGAGAGCGTCAGACGGACGATCGAGCTCGGTACGTTGACCGCGTTCGGCATGTCGGCAAACACGACCGCGTTCGAGACGTACGGAAACGAAATGGCTGGTGGTCCAGGATTAATCACCACGTCGCCGTAGACATTCGAGTTGTACGTCTGGATGTACACGTTACCGGTAATGCCTGGAAGGTCCGAGACCGTCCAGCCTTTGCCGATTGGCAGTGTCGTCTTTTCAGTCAGGTAGACCATGAACGACCCATCGGCGACGCTCGACGGGCCGTAAAACCCTCGAATCGATGTCGCTCCAGGCGCCGCGGACGCCATCTACAATGCCCGTAGATTTTGTTCCCACAGATCAGCCACGCTCGACTTTTCGAGCTCGCTGAGCTCGCGCTGGTACTCTGTGATCCGACCGCGAAGCTTCGCCACCTCGTCGCGTGTGTACTCGTACGTCTTGGTATTCAGAAGCTCCTTGGGGTAGTGACGACGGCCCATGTCGGCCTCGAGCTCGGCACGATCGCGCCGGAAAACAACCAGACGCTCCTCGATGACGTCGATGATGAAGTTCGCCTTCAGTTCGAGCGTCGCCTTTTCGGCCGCGAGCTTCTTCAACAGGTACGCCTTGCGTCGCGCATAGACGCCGGTACGAATCTCGAGGTAGTCGCAGAGGATCTCCTCAGGACTGGCGTACTTTTTGATCCCCTTGGGTGTCAGCAGGTACATGTTCGAGGTGTGGACCGTCTTGGTCACCTCGGGCTGTTCCTCGCACCACACACGGAAATGCGGCTTGGTCTCCGTCGAGTGATTCTCGTATTTTTGGACGACGCCCTTCTCCATCAGCTCGTCCAGATGCTCCTTGTAGTCCTGGATCCACTTGCCGGGCGGCAGGTCCGATACGACCCAGGCGCTCCCCTCTTTGGCAACCACACCTGACAGAACCCAGGTGTGCTCGCCCTTCTTCGTCACCGTCCCGGTGAACCCCTTGAAGTGTGGAATCATCGGAACCATCGCCTCACCCCGGAACGCCTTGCGGATGTTCGTCACGAGATCCTCGAGCTTGTACGGCGGGACGTACGACGAAAAGCCCGTCCCGATGCCCTCGGCGCCGTTCACGAGCACCATCGGCACAACCGGTGCATACCACTCCGGCTCAACCTGTTGACCATCCTCCTTGACATACTTGAGAACCGGATCGTCGCGCGGATCGAAAATCTTGACCGTGTGAGGCGCCAGACGCGTAAAGATGTAACGGGCGCTGGCACAGTCCTTACCGCCCATGAGTCGCGTGCCAAACTGGCCGCTCGGCTCGAGCAGGTTCAAATTGTTCGACCCGACGAAATTTTGGGCCAGACCCACGATGGTGCCCTGGAGGCTCGCCTCGCCGTGGTGGTACGCCGTATGCTCGGCGACGTAACCGGCGAGCTGGGCCACCTTCATGTCGGACGTCAAACCTCGCTTGAGGCTGGCGTAAATCACCTTGCGCTGACTCGGCTTGAGGCCATCCATGAGGTGTGGGATGCTCCGGTGAATGTCCTCGACGCTAAAGTTGGCCATGTCGCGCTTGATGAATTCGGTCACCGCTAGGGCCTTGACGTTGCCGTACGGCACACCGGCCGGCGGCGTCGCCATGTGACCGACCAGCCACTCCTTGCGCGCGTCGGCCATCGGCTTGGCAAAGGCGAGTGTCATCGACTCGTCCGTCTGCTCGTCGCGTTCAAACTTGACCGTCAGTCGGTCGATCATCTTGAAGTACTCCTTGGCCTCGGCGCTCGTCGACGTCCCGAGACCCTTGTAGTACTTGACCTGGTTGCTCCGACTTCCGGATGCCGCATAGGCCGCCTCCGTGAAGAACCAATCCTTGCCAGCCTTGATCACCGGGGTGACCATCGCGACGACGAACCCGAGCTGGATCAACTCGGGCCAAAAGTGGTGAATCATGTTCAGGACCAAGCCTTTGATATGACTGCCGTCGAGGTCCGCATCCGTCATGATCATCAGTCGGCCGTATCTAAGCTCACGGAGCGATGTGTACGTACGACCATGTTGCAGGCCGAGAATCTTCTTGAGATCCGAAAACTCCTGATTGTCGGTCAGCTGCTTCACGCTTGCGTCTCGTACGTTCCGAGGCTTCCCCCGCAGCGGGAATACCCCGTAGGCATTTCGGCCGACGACACTGAGGCCTGCGACCGCGAGCGTCTTGGCCGAGTCGCCCTCGGTGACGATAAGTGTGCACTCGTGACTCTTGTGCGTCCCGGCCCAATTGGCGTCGTCAAGTTTCGGAATGCCGAGCACCCGTGACTTTTTCGCACCGTCCGTCTTCTTCAGCTCTTTTTCATTCTTGGCGAGCTGAAGCGCCGCCACGTCATCCGCCAGGCCGCACGCCATGACCGCCTTGATGCTCGCGGGCTTGAACGTGTACTCGGTCGTGTCTTTTGTGGTGCACTCCGTCTTGGTCTGGCTCGAAAACGTCGGTCGGTCGCGCGTCGCCTTCATGAAGACGAAGAGCGACGCCTTGATCTGGGCCGGTCGAATCTCCTTGATGGGCAGGGCCGCCACGAGCTGGTTCACGAAGCGGTCGACGTGCGTCCCGCCTTGGGTCGTCGCGATGCCGTTCACGTACGAGACGTGTTCAAACTTTCCAGTGTCGGTGTGCGCCACGACAATGTCTTGACCGAGCGCGACCGTCACGCCGCCCGTGTGCATCTTGGCGTAGGCCTCAAAGGATGGCACGTTGACCCGCTCGCCGTTCAGGTAGACGTGCGCCTTGGTGCACCAGGCGGCCGCGTCCCAGACGCGACGGGTGATGATCGTCCGGAACGCCTCGAGGTGCGACCCGCCAAACTTGGTCGGATCGGCACGAAAAGTCACCTCGACGCCGCTCGCCCCCTTGAAGTCCTTGATTTCCGGCTCGGACATTTTCGACATGTTGTCCTGCCACTTTTGGGTGTACTTTTTGCCACCCGAGACCACCTTGACCTCGAAATTCTTCGAAAAGACGTTCGTGAGCTTGGCGCCGTAACCGTTGCGTCCGCCGGTCGTACGCTCCTTGGTGTCGTCATAGTTGGACGAGGTGAGCAGATGGCCGAAGATGAGCTCGGGCAGCCAAACCTTCTCCTTGTCGTGCATCTTGATCGGGATGCCGTCGCCATTGTTCCGAACCGTGACGGCGTCGCCATCCCACGAAACGTCGATCCGGGTCACCTTCTTGGGGTGTAGCGTGTGCTGATCGATCGCATTGACGAGAATCTCGTCGAAAATCTTGACGAGCCCGGGCGCGATCGTCACCTGGGTCCGTTCAAATTTTTCACCCTCGAGTCGCCACGTGTCCACCACATCCGGTACGACCGATCCGATGTACGAGTCGGGTCGTTTCAGGATGTGCTCGACGTGTGTGAGCTTTTCGTACTGCATACTTTCTAGGCGCGCAGTTTTTTTAAACCAACAGGCGCGTAGCGCCTGATGTGAGGCACCGTGAGACAAAGAGGCGCTGCGCGCCTCTTAAACTTTTTAACGGCTTATGGTATGAGTCTTTGGATCGTCGTCGTGGGCGCCATCGGCGCATTTGGCTTTGGATGGGCGACCGGATCGAACGACGTCGGCAACGCTTTTGGAACCTCGGTCGGTTCGGGTGCTCTGACCATGAAACAAGCGACCGTGATCGCTGCAGTCTTTG